CTTCCGATCTCTCCGAAACAGATCTATTTTATCGACTATGATGGAACGATAGTTGAATCGTACACAAAGTCAGAGTGGCAGAGCGTGACAGCTTTGCCGAGTAATCCGTCACACAGCGGGCTTACAGCGCAAGGTTGGAACTGGACAAAGGCATAGATTGATGCACAGCTAACCGCGATGCCTGACGGTGATGTATGGGTCGGTCAAATGTATATCACAGATGATGGCAAGACAAGAGTGTATATTCGTCTTGAAGAGGGTAAATTGCATCCGTATTTCGGTATTTGCCCGAATGGTACAGTTGTCGTTGATTGGGGCGATAATTCCGCAACTGTCACCCTGACAGGAACATCATTGACAACTGTTTAGACGGCAGATCATGAATACACAAGCGCTGGTGATTATGTTATTACGTTGACCGTATCGAGCGGAAGTTTTGCGTTTTGTGGCGAGTCGAGTACATCATATATACTGCGAAAAAACGATACAACAACGACAAATATTCACAGAGTTTATACTAACACAATACAAAAAATAGAACTTGGTATAGGAGTGAATATTGGAAATTATGCGTTCCAAAATTGCCACTCTCTTGCAAATATTACAATACCGAGTGAAATAACGAGTATTGGATATCATATATTCGCTAATTGCTATTCTCTTGTAAGTGTTACAATTCCGAATGGAATAACGAGTATCGATGATTATACATTCTATAGTTGTTATTCTCTTACAAATGTTACAATTCCGAGTAAAGTAACGAGTATTGGAAGTTATGCGTTTTGTTATTGTAGTTCTCTTGCAAGTATCATGATACCAAGTGGAGTAACGAGTATCGACGGTTATTCGTTCCAAAATTGCTACTCTCTCGAAAATATTCCAATACCGAGTGGAGTAAAACGTATTGGAGGTTATATGTTTAATTCTTGCTATTCTCTTGCAAGTATTACAATTCCGAGCAGTGTAACGCGTATTGACAATTATGCGTTTCAATATTGCTATTCTCTTGCAAGTATTACAATTCCGAGCGGTGTAACGCGTATTGACGGTTGTGTGTTTCGATATTGCTACGGAATGGCAGAATACCATTTCCTTCGGACTACACCTCCAACGCTTGCTAACACAAACGCATTTAACAGCATTCCGTCTGACTGTATTATTTATGTTCCGTCTGAATCTCTTGAAGCATATCAGACTGCAACAAACTGGAGTACATATGCATCACATATGAGGGGGGAATAATAATGATAGTACAAGAACACATCAGCGATACGCTCATCCGAACGTATAGTGATGCAAATGTTTATATCAGGGGTGGCAATCCAAGTGGAGATTACACAGAGGCGGTTGATCCAATAAGTGCAAACAGAGTATATATTGAAACAGATATACCAATTGAGTAGACTGTAACAGATGAGGAATATGCAGAGATCGGCAAGATATTTATGGGGGTAAGCGAATGATAGATAGAGCAAGACAGCTTCGAGAAATAATAGAATCACTTGTCGAAAAACTTGATGATGAAACCGCACTCAAAAGTGTTGAATTATTCCCGAACTGGAAAGTAAATAATCCGTATGTCATCGGAGACAAAGTACGTTATGATGGCATTCTTTACAAATGTCTTATTGCTCACACTTCACAGAGCGACTGGATTCCGAAAGATGCAGTCTCATTGTGGGCGCGAGTATTAATTCCTGACCCCGAAGTCATCCCTGAATGGGAGCAACCAAGTAGTACAAATCCATATATGAAAGGCGATAAGGTTCGGCACAATGGAAAGATATGGGTATCAGATATTGACTATAATGTATTTGAGCCGAGTGTCGCAGGTTGGAGTTAGGCGGTTTAATGGCAGATGTATTATTGATTATATCAGATGGACGATCTGCGGTAAAAATTTAAAAAATTTAATAAAATTAATATATTGTTTAGTAAATAAGGAGATGTAGTATGATATTAAAATATAATATCGAAATTGATAATAAAGCTATTTCAAATAGACTACAAAATCTTATTAATCAAACATATAAACTTTTACCAAGTAGAGAATAGGGCGCTGATTGGTAGAAGCCCTTAGAAACAACTATTGAAGAACTTGCGGGGATACAAAGATTAATGGAAAATAATTTTTCAGAAATCTTTTTTCCCCTGTTAAGTAAAATGGAGGGGCTTTATTCATTAATTGAAGAGGAAGATTTTCCTTGTTATAGGCGAACAATTTTTGAGTGTTTAGGATTAATGAATATGCTACAGAAAAAAATATGTCAATAGAATTATTAAATAAAAGATTGAATTATCATGGCGGTAATCAATAGCAAAGGTTTATTAGTGATAAATTAAGAAGCTTGAAAAAAGCTTTATTATATTCATATCAGGCAGCTACGGCAACTTTTGCAGATGGACGAGAGTTTAGATGTTTAATTAATCCAGATAAAAATAAACCTGCATATGATAATAAAATTCTTTCTATTCCTTATAAGGATATTTGTTTAAATAAACCACGAGTTGGTAAAACCACATAGGGATAGGAAGAAGTTGGATGCAAACCTGGTGATGTATTTGTTTGGAAAGAAACAGATACCCACTGGTTAATTTATTTACAATACTTGGAAGAAGATGCTTATTTTAGATCTGAAATCAGACGATGCGATCAATAGGTAAAAGTAAATGACACTTCTTATTGGGTATATTTGCGGGGACCCGTCGAAACGTCGATTGAATGGGCACAAAAAGCAGGTATTGAATGGAATACTTTAAACTATTCATTGGTTATGTATATTACTGCTGATTAGAATACTAATGAATATTTTGAACGTTTTAAGACAATTAAAATAGCTGATCCAAGATATGGGACAACTAAAACTTGGCATGTTGTTGGCGTTGATCCTTATTATGGAGATGGAATTTTACAAGTATTTTTAGATGAATATTTTGAAAATAGTATAGCTGATGCGGTTGCCGCCTCAAAAAGCTCTGAAACGAGCCCTGAGGAGCCACAAGACAGCACTGCCGCATTCATTAGTGGGCCAACTGAAGTAACTCAATATAGTAAAGCTTATTATTCTATTCAAAATGCTTCAAATGGTCATTGGTATCTATTGTGGAAAAATGAAGAACAAGATTTAAAAAGTACGCTTGATATAATTCCTCTTAATATTTCTCTTGGTGAATTAGGCACTTTTACTTTAATATATAGAGTTGATGGGCAATAGGATATTACATTAGATGTAACTATTAAGCCCATGTAAGAGATAAAAGGAGTAGATAGAACATATGAAAAAGGATTTGGCGTTAAGACCAGTAGATTTTACTTCTTCATTTTTATCTTGTGAAAAAGACTTATAGACAATTTTAAGAAAATTATTTGTTGAAAGTCAGCCTTATAGTGATGATTTAAAAAGATTACTGGTTATTAATATGAAAGATTGTTTGGATAATAAAGAAAGTGAAATATATCGTGATGCAATTAAAGATATGAGTTTATCTAAATTGCGTGAAGATGGATATATAAAATTAGAGCCTAAAATTAAAATGTCTGAACACGAAGAAGTTAAAAGTTATCTTGTTATTTCTATGGATAATTTTAAAACTAATGCTTCTAATCCACAATATAGAGATTGTTCAGTATATATAGATGTACTTTGTCATTCTGATTATTGGGATTTAGGTAATTTTAGGTTACGTCCTCTTAAAATATGTGGATATATAGATGGAATTTTAAATAACGCGCGATTATCTGGAATTGGAACTTTTCAGTTTTTAGGTTGCAATGAACTAGTATTAGATGAAACATTATCTGGTTATACTTTATCATATGCAGCAATTCATGGAACTGACGATGTTCTTCCAAGTGCTCATGAGTGGGTCCCGTTATCATAATGGATGAGTTATTATTGCTTTCGGGAAATGATATTTCATTTCCCGAAGCTCAGTTAACAATTCATCAGCCGCGTTTAAAAGAAATTGCATATATCACAGAATAGAGATTTTGGCCTGCGTGTGAATTATTAAAATTTAATAAAGAAATTTTATCAGATGAGGACAAAATTGGATTATCCAATATGTCAAATTTTAATATAATAATGACGATGGTACAGGAAAAAACTGTTTAGTCAAGACAAGCTCGATTAAATATGTTATCTCTTCTTGCACTAATGTTTCCAACTTATGAAATTAAGTTGGGTAAAAAGGCAATTCAATTACAAGATTATGAAACTGGTGAAATCAAAGAAATCAATGAAAATAATTTTGAAGCCTTTAAACAAATCTTGATTAGTATGTTTTGTCTTACGAGTAAAGATAATAAATAGTATAATCCAGATGGCGAACTTGCTCAAAAAATCGCTAATAAGATTCTTAGAGGAAGAGAAAAAAAGGCGAAGCTGGCGCCGGAAACAAAAATCGCCATATATAGTAGATATATATCTATTCTTACTGTTGGTATGCAGCAAGATGTAAATACTTTAATGAATTATACTGTTTATCAACTCATGGATGTTTTTAACCGTTTTGAATTAAAAATTCATTATGATAGTTGGGAACGTTATAGAATTGCTGGTGCTACAGGGTTAGATGATCCTGAAGATTGGTTTAAAGATATTCATGAAAATTAAAATTAATAAAAATAATATTTTGTACAAAATATAAGGAGGAAATCCAAATGAAATTTGGTGTACGTGAAATTGCAAACGTTGTATTCAGAGCAAAGAACGAACAAAAAATTGGTAATAAGACCTTTGCTAAGGGACAGCCAGTTTTCTATCTGGATACTGCAAAAACATCTTCTATGGAAGGTGCAGCAACAACTGTATATGCGACAGGTGGACGTGGTAACACTCGTTTAATTGCTTGGGAAGGTGAGAAAACTCTTACATTCACTGTTGAAGATGCTCTTCTTTCTCCTGTAAGTTTCGCTATGCTTTCTGGTGCTGGTGTTATTAAGGGTGCTGCGGATTCACAAAAACAGGTTCACTTCCATCAGACCACAAATGCTGTTATTGGTTCTGCTGCGGGTGGCGGTCTTGAGATTGATTTAACAGATGCTTTAGAGTCTTTAGAAAAGATTTGTGCTACTGCTCCTATTTATGTTATGAAACTTGATTCCTATGGAGATTTAACAGGAGACGTTCTTACTGGCTGGTCTGTTGATAGTGACGGCAAGAAATTAACTCATGCTGCTGCTGAGGGAATTTCTGGAGCGGTTATGGTTGATTATTATGTATTAAAGAATGAGGGCACTGTTTCTGAGCTTCAAATCGATGCAGAGCACTTTGGTGGTTATTACTATGTAGAGGCTGATACATTATTCAGACGTCAGGCTGATGGTAAAGATTTACCTGCGAACTTAACATTCCCGAATGTCAAGATTCAGTCCAACTTTACTTTCTCTATGGCTTCTACTGGTGATCCTAGTACATTCACATTTACCATGGACGTATTCCCTGGTTATACATATTTCAATAGAACAAATAAGGTTCTTTGCGCCATTCAGGTTGTTGATGATGCGACTGAAGCTAAGAGTGAAGCTAGGCCATTGTTCCCGCATCCTACTGGATTCAATATCGATGAGTCTATTGCAGATTCTGTTGATGGAGCCAATACTAATGAGACGGATGACAAGGTGCAGGGGTAATTAAGACAGCAGTTGTCGGCAACGCAATTGTTGACCTTAATATAGCGGGTTAATAATTGATACTGTTGTCTGAAGCTATATAAAAATTAGAATTATGGGAGGGCTATATAAAATTATGGCTCTCCCATTTTTTATTATTGGAGTAATATTAAATGAGTGCAATTGGAGATTATGTTCATTTTTATCAAAAAAATTATATTAGTCATGGTATAAATAGTATTCATGACAATCCTTCAGAACAATGGAATGATGCAGTAAATGCTTTTAAAAATGAATTAAATGTATCTAATGAAGTATCTGTTTTAATGCAATAGGCTTTGTTTTTAGAAAAATAGTACAATAATTTATTTTATGGAAATAATAATTTTAAAAATAATGATTTTTTAGAAGCTTTAAAAACTTTTGTTCAAGATAAATTAAATGAAAAATTTGGATCAATGGCAGGAAAATTTAATGTAACAAATTTGTCTGTTGATCGTACTGAATTATATACTAAATTGAAGCAAGCAATTGATGCTACTCGACAAAAAATCGGGAAAATTAATTTAGATAAAAATATGACATTAAATAATTTTATGAGTAAAATTGATCAAATTCAATTATTATTATAGCAGAATTAGTTTAAAAATATTATTGAAATTCAACCAAGATTAAATTAGGCAAAAATGGAATTGAATACGATTAGTCAAACTATTAGTCAAATGATACAATAGGCCGGAGGCAATTATAAAATTAATAGTAATGATAATAGTGTTTTAAAAGTTACAAATATTATTCAAGAATTTAATAGAGTTCCTTTGTTGTATAATCAATCTGGAGATTTATTTGAATGGGTTTTGCCTTTTATCCAATTACAAGGTAGTAATTTAGCTAAACAGGCTATGGTAGAAAAAATGAAAGAATTGTCTAAAGAAAGTGTGCAAGGAGATACTTATATAAAAATTGAAATGCCTGATTTATTAGATAATTCATTAATTGATGAAGATATTATTATGGATAGAATTAACATTAATACAATTTCTACTCGAAGTAAAACTGATGTTATTATTTCTTATTTTGATAGTAATCATTAGTTGCAAACTAGAAACGTTTCTGCTAAATCTATAACTGGAAAACAGATTAAGTTAGCATAGGAAACTACCTTATATAGAATTTTATTATTATCTCATAATTATCGTTTTGCAACTCATTATTTAAATATTATATCGGGTTCATCCAGAGGCGGATAGGCAAATTCTACTCAAATTTACCAAGCAAATAGATTGATCAAGGGATTAGTTCTTAAACTAGGCGCATAGGGATATGATTTAAATAATCCATCTGAGTTATTAATAGTAAATGATAGAAAAAATGCTCACATTTATGTTTATAATTTAAAAGCCTTAATTTATTTAATTCAAAAAGCGATGGTGAATTAGGGAAAATATACAAATTTAATTAAAGGATTATCCGATAATTATATGATTAATCAATAGTATGAAGCGGAGGGGCCTTCAACCCGTATCTTAAATATTATTAGAGAAACTCAAAATGTAAAAATTACAGCTAAATTAAATAACTCTGCTTTAAATTAGTATCTTAATTTATTAAAAAGTTGATTTTTATAAAAAATTTTGATATAATATAATTGAATATAAAGAGGTAAAAGGAGTTTTTATTATGAAAGTATCTTATGCAAATATGAAATTAAAAGTTAATACATAGGTAAAAACTTTTGATTTCGGTGGACAAAAGATTGAAGTATTACAATACTTACCTGCGAGAGATAAGTATGATTTATTAATGATTACGCTACAAAAGGCTTTAGAAAATGGTGCTTATAATGAGTTTAAATTAAATTTATATTTTGAGTTAAATTTAGTTTATATGTATACCAATATTTCTTTTACAGAAAAACAAAGAGAAGATGAATTCAAATTATATGACACTTTAAAGAGTAATGGCTTTTATGAGCTGTTTTTTGGAGCATTAAATGAAGATGAATACAATGAACTTTTTGCACAACTTAATGCAATTAAGGAAGCAAGTTCTGCAAATAGAATGAGCGTTGGTGCGGCAATTAATCATTTAATTGACGACTTGCCAGCTAATGCGGAAGCCGCCGCAAAGATTGTTGAGGGGTTCGATCCTAATAAATTTAAAGCGGTGGTTGATTTTGCCACCTATGCAAATGGTGGTAGAAATATAAATACTAATTTACCTGTTATAGAGTAAAAAAATAAAGGGCAGATGATATTTAAATCATCTGCCCTCTTTTTTTATGCATATCACTAAGAAACTAAATCATATGTTTCTTCAAAAATTTTTGGTTTACAGGGATAAAATTCTCCTTTTATACCTTTAATAATATAATCATCAACACTTGCTGTCATCATACCTTCAAGTGTTTGTATATACATTAGTTTACTACGATATTGATTACTTTTGGGATAATACATCACCAAGTTATCTCCATATCCTATTAAATTTTTATCAATAAAATCTTCAATTTCTTGATCATTAAAACCAGTCCATTGAATTGCTTCTATTTCTAATGGTTTTTTACGATATTTTGCCATAATTATTTAGTTCCACTTGAACCAAAACCGCCATCGCCGCGTTCTGTATCAGATAATGCGTCCACTTCATTAAAATTCATTTCAATATATGGCATAAGAATCATTTGAGCAATTCTTTCTTGTGGTTCAATAATTTGAGATTCGTTGGTATCGTTGTGTACTGCTACAATATACTCTCCTCTATAATCACTGTCGCAAACACCGACACAATTTGCGGGGCGGAGACCTCGTTTTGTCGCAATTCCAGATCGAGGGAAAATTGCTGCAAAGGTTCCTTGCGGCAATTCAAAAGAAAGACCAGTACCGATTTTTATAGTAGTATGAGGTTGAATTTCTATCGGACCTGCGGTTGCCGCATATAAATCATACCCCGCCGCATATTCGCTTCCTCTTGTTGGAAGTTTTGCAAGATTATTTAATTTTTTAACATTAATCTTAATTCTGTAATAATCAAGCATATTATTCTACCTCATAATTAACAGTAATATACGAATCAGGTTCTTTAATATTATTAAATATTTTAGTCAAAGTCAGTTTCCAATATTCTTCAACAACTTCACCTTTTGATTTTCTTTCTTTATGTTCACTTGTATATTTGCCAAGAATGTAAGAATTATCCTGTTTAGCTTCTTCAATTGCTTTTGTTGCTTCATTTTCAGTATCTACTCTATATGTTTCAACAACACTAACTAAATATTTTGCCATTTTAATCTCCTTATATATATTTAATAATTAGTTTACTTTGTAAATTATATTTAGAATATTCTTTATTAATTTTATCCGCAACGCCTTTTGTGAAGTTTTTTGCTCCAGCCAAATCTATTTGATCAATTTCATAAGCAATTGCTAAATTTAAAATTGTTTTGGGAATATCATCTATTTTTGTTTGAACCGTTGTAAGTATATCTCCATCTTTATAAATATAAAGTGTTTGAAGTATATCAAAAGGATGAATAATTCCAATGATTTTTTTCATAATTAACGCTCCTTGTCAACATTCAATGACCCAATCATCACAATTAAATAAATAATATGCAAATGCTTCGCCATCAATATCTAACCAAATTTCCCAAGCATTATTCATAACATTTGAATCTTTTTCAATAGAAAGAATTCTTCCTCTGGATTTTAATAATTCAATTAGTTCTAAAGTTGCGGTTTTTGGTGGATTAACATTAGCTTTTGTATATAAATGAAAAATAGTAAAATCATATCTTTCACGACATAATAACATTACATATTCATCAATTTGCCAATTAAACCATGCTTCAAGGTCTGGCTTAATTGAATCGATTTCTGATTGGCTCATTGTACCCTGTTTTGATATTATTTGTTTATTAAAATCATACAATGTTCCTAATGAAACATTATGTTTATCATTTTCTTTCATTAGAAAATCTCCTTTATAATTATATTATATTAAATTTTTTATTAAAAATCAACTCCATGATATAAAATACGTTGATTTTTGCTACCTCGTAATTCAAGAGTAATATCTCTTTCTTTTTCAATAAAAGGACCATCTATTAAAACATCAATTTGAGATAGTATATGATTAATTCTTGTATCATTCTGCTGAATTAAATCTTCTAAAATATACCCTGTCCAAACAAAAATTTTAATTTGCGGGTATGCAATTCTTACGCTAGTTATAATTTTATCTACTTCATTAAGATTTTGTTCACATAGCGGTTCTCCGCCTAATACAGAAAAATTTCTTATAATATTATTGGCACAAATTGCTTTAATAATTTGTCCACGTATATCAGCAGGTAGATCTTTCCCGCCATCGAAATCCCATGTTTCGGGATTATGGCATCCTGTACAACGATGCGGGCATCCTTGTGTCCAAAAAGAAACGCAAGTGCCAGTACCATTTGCAAAATCATTAGTAATTAAACCTGCATATTTATTAATACTCATTTGTCTAACCTTTCGATTGTTATTGCACCTAATGAATTACCAACAACAATAGCAATAAATTTTACAACATTGAATAATGATAGATTAAATAATAAATAAGGAAAATCAGCAATACAATGTTCTGCACCAATAAGGATAAAAATCATAACCGCAAAAATTGTTAATATAGTAACTTTATTTTTTACAGCAAAATGAATTAATATTCCGCAAAAATATGCATTAATAAGTAATGTAAAAATACTTTTTGTAAATTTCGTTGCGGCAGCTGTAGATATAATATCACAAAATGTCGGATTACCAAGAGCGTATAATCCAACAGTTAATGCAATGCCGCAACAATTAAATAGTAATATAATAAGTAACTCTCGTATATCATTAATATTTTTATAAAAACCTATTTTACCAGTATATAAACATAATTGCATATGAATAATTGTTAATAATCCAAAACTAAAAAGCAATGCTCCTAAAGCTGGATTTTTAGATTGGAGGTTAATAATAACCCCCAATCCAATCAAAATACCAGCAAGCAAAGATCTGTAAATATATCTTTTATACATAGATATAGAGTTCATTATTTATATCCTCTTAGTAACGAAGAATGTTTAAATCTCATTTCTGTTTCTTGTTGTTTTCCAAGATTAAATGCTGTTTTATAATCTCCAGTTAAATATCCAGTGACCCTGCGTAATCTTTGAATATTTTTACTTTTACACATTGGACATTCATCATTAATTTCACCAGTGTAGCCACAATTTAAGCATAAATCATTTGGTACATTTAATGCAAAATAAGGAATATCTTTATCCATCGCGTAATTAACAATCTGCTCTAAGGCATCAATATTATGAAGTATTCCACTATCTAATTCTACATAAGTAATACAACCTGCAGAACTATATCCAGTTAATTGACTTTCAATATCAATTTTAGTAAATGGATCAATCTCTTTCCAAACTGGAACATGCATTGAATTAGTAAAGAATTCTTTATCACTTACATTAGGAATGTCTCCATATTTTGCTTTAAATTTTTTCATTGCAGTATAGCATAAATTTTCTGCGGGAGTGTAATAAACACCAAAATTAAGTTTATATTGCTGTTTGAATTCAGCGCATCTATCTTTAAATAATTGTTCAATGCGTTTTGCTAATTCCATACCTTTTTCTGTTGTATGGTCTGTTCCAATTAAAATTTGTAAACATTCTGCTAATCCTAATTGACCAATTACAATAGTACCATGTTTTAACGCAGAACGGATTCCCTCTTCAGGTTTGTATCCTAACATGGTATTATTTTCCCACATAAATTTTGCAGATGATGGATCTTGTGAACAAATATATTCAAATCTTTCGATTAACATATCTTTAGCTTGATGAATCTTTTTATCCAATAATTGCATAAATATATCAATTATATTATCATCATATTCATTAGCAAACATCTCTTTAGCTTCCATTGCAAGTGTTGGAAGAATAATTGTTACAGGACAAATATTACCGCGGCCATCTTTACGCTGTGGGTTCACACCTGGTTCTGCATTAATGTCGAAACCATTGGCTGTACGGCATCCCATCGTTGAGAAATATGTGGTTGGATCATTTCTGTCATAACCGGCGTTCCCACTCCAATCAACATTAGCATAATTTGGATAAAGTCTTTTTGCTGTTGATTCAAGAGCAAGTCTATATAAATCATAATTTGGCGTATTTGGTTCTTTATTTACGCCCTTCATAACTTGAAAAATACCACAAGGGAAAATTGGTGTTTTATGAAATTTACCTACACCATTAATACTACCTTCAAGAAGTGCTTTAATAACCATTCTACCTTCAGGAAGCGTACAAGTCCCGTAATTTATTGAAGTAAATGGCAGTTGATTACCACTACGTGACTGGAGTGTATTAAGATTGTGATACATTCCTTCAACTGCTTGATGAAGTTCACGTTCAGTCATGGTCATTGCATAATTATATGCTTCTGGGGCACGATGATACATATCATCATTAATAGATGTTTTAATAACTTCTTCTTTAGTTAAATCAATGTGGAAATTATTTGGTTCAACCCAATCCAATCCATCTATAAAATGCTTATAAAAAGATTTTCTTACATAAGGAACCATGGTCCAATCTAAGTGAGTTGCAGAAACTCCTCCAAATTGTTGTAAGCTTTGAAGTTGGAAAATAACAGCAATAAGTTGAAAAGCTGTATTAATTGAATTGGCTGGCCTTACATCGGTTTGACGGGTGTTAAAGCCATTAGCAAGTAAATCATCAAAAGGAATAGATAAACAGTTATGCATTCCGACTGCATATGCATCTAAATCATGAATATAAATTTCATTATTTAAATGATTTTCACGAGCCATTTTAGACATACAATTATCCAGGGCATACTGTTTAGAAATAACTGAATCAAATTCACCGCGGCGGCCCCCGAAAGAATGCTCATCAACATTAGCATTTTGATTATCAATTTTTTTGCCTGTTAATTTTTCTTTTGCCGCAAGCATCATATCATTATTCCAGTTTCTTTCTTTTGTGCGTTGTTCGCGATATTTAATATAAGCTTTTGCTACATCTTTTCTTTTAGTAGACATTAACCCATTTTCTACTAAATCTTGAATTTCTTCAATAGACAAAGGTTTTGTTTCGTCTTCGCAATATCCTTCAATGTAATTTGCTATATTCTATGCTTTTGTTTCTGCATATTCAGAAATTTCTCCATCTACCGCAACAAAGGCTTTTAAAATAGCATTTTTAATTTTTTCTGTATCAAATGGCATTTTTCTGCCATCTCTTTTAATAACATAAATCATAGTATATCCTCCTAATTAGATAAAATATTTTTAGGGTTACTATATTATTAAAAAATCTTTTAATAGAATTAATCAATTTAGGCCTTTATAAAATTAGCAATTTTTGGTCTATTTAATATCCCATAATAATTATTATCTTCACTATTATTTAAATATGTTTCATAATTAAAATTTATATTTGAAAAATCTTTTTTATCAGCTAAAAATCTTCTACAAATTTCTTCGCAATTTGGATCTTGTTCTCGATTTAAAGATCTTAATAAACGAATTTTATCATTCGCTTGTACCCAAACTGGTAAAACGTCTATATTGTTATGATATAATAAACTTTTAATACCGCAAGGATTAAACACGCCTACATTAATTTTATCTGTTTTTAATTCATTAATGGGTGTACCATAATACCAGTTATTAAAAATAGTAAATTCAAGCATTTCATCCTTGACAATATATTGCTCAAATTCTTTAATTGTAATGAAATGATAATCTATTCCATCTTTTTCATAGTGACGCGGCGGCCGCGTTGTATAAGAAATTATTTTATTAGCATTGTCAATGTTTTGAACAAGCCAGTGCTGGATAGTATCTTTCCCAGCACTAGACTCGCCAAACAAAGCAAGGAGTTTAATTTTCTCCATTTGCAAAAATCCTTTCATGTTCTAATGTCATATTTTGATCAGTTATATTCATAATTCTATATAATTGATGAGTTGCTGTTGCTTTATAAGTTTTTGCTACAAAAGTGTCCTCTCTTCGATATCCTGTTACCATAATTTTTGTTCCTCGTGAAAACCAACCTTTTTCTAAAATTTTTTTGCTACCATCCTCTTGTATTTCAGAAATTTGACGATTATACATAGCATAATATTCTTTGGTAAATTTCACATTAACAACTCCATCTGTTGTTAAAACCGTAACAGACGCTTTTGTATTATTTTTGCTAATAATTGTTCCAGCTATCTTATATAATTTAAATATTGGAATATCTCTGCCAGATCTTTTAAAGAAATAATCAACTTCTGGTTCATAAGATAAATCAAAGAAATTAACAATACCATATTTATGTTTATTAATATTAGATAATTCATGCTCATGATAATAAAAACATAGACTTTCCATTTCCCATGCTGAAATATTACCTGTAGCATATTTATTCCATGCTTCATTAAACAATAAATTATTATATTGATTCAATACTTCTTCTTGATTTTCTTTTAACCAATTGCGGGTTTCATCCATTTCTTTTTGATAAATTTTATCCCATTTAGTTTGAAGAATACATGTGATACCATTAATAATATCTAATTCATCCAAATCATAATACTGTGAATAAAAATCTAACGATCCTTCATCAAAAACATAATATTTACCAACTTTTTTATTATCTTTTAAAAATTTATTAAATACAAAAACTTGTTTTTGTTTATTAAATTCTTGAGGAATTAATCCACTTTTTAATAAACCATTAAAGTTTTGTAAAGTTAATTTTTTCTTTGGATCGCATACTAAAGAAATATAATATGCCATAATTGCATAACGAGGATTATCTTTACATACTTCAGATGCCCATTTATTATCAATTTTATCAAAAGCTCCTGATTTGATTAATGAAATCATTTGAGTTTTATTTAACGGACATCTATTCATAAAATCAATAATTCCAGTATAGGGGCGGCCGCTAATAATTTGATCAATCACTGGCCCGCCGATTTTGTTAACACCTTTTAATCCAAATAAAATTTCATTATTTATTTCATCTGGTTCAAAACTAAAACCAGATTTATTAATATCAATTAAAGATACTTTAATACCTCTCGATGTAATATCTCCAATTGCTTTTGCTAATTTTGAATAATCGGTTGATTTATCTTTCGTATTTCCATCATCATCGTCATCTTCTTCATTTTCAAGAGAGGCACTATTTACAATTAAACAAGCTGTATTCCAATAAATCGGATTCCAATGTGTTGCAATATAAATTGTTTGTGCTCCAATAAATGAATATGCAAGAGCATGAATAATTGAGAATGAATAGCCCATCTGAGGACCAACACCACATTCCCAAATATATTTCCCAAGTGCGGGGCTTGTTGCTTTATCCAAAATTTGCTTATGTAATTCTGGAATCTTTGCCATTTGTTTTTTACCAACAATTTTTCGTGCGGCGTTTGCTTCTTTAAGAGAAAAACCACAAATTTTTTCATCCATTAACATTCGCATTAATTGTTCCTGAGACGGCGGCACTCCATAAGATTGTTTAAAATATGGCTCAATTGCAGTTTGCTCATCTTTTGATAATCCTGCTCGATCCATTTCTTGATACCACAAAGATAAATTATTTTTATAACGAATATATTTTTCCATTGGTGTTTCTGCGCCTTTTTCTGCGGTCATAAGACGCATTAGACCATTGGCATCCGCCATTTCCATAATATTTGTTGGCTTAATCTTTTTTGCAGCTTGAGAACCGACATCTGAATCAAACTGAAAAATATTTAAAACACTATTTTCCTGTAATGCTTTCCATATAGTTTCATCGTCTAAGGGAAGGACTTCTGGATGAAGATATTTATTATATATTTCTCTTAATGTTAAATTACTATCAATTTTATTATATTTTTGAAGAAGTCTAATAGTTTCAGCAATTTTATCTTGAACTTCTGTAACTAAGAAATCATATTTTGTCATACCACAGGCTTCGTCCATATGGAGATCCCATTGAGTAATAATTTCACCCTTTGGTGTTTTCATAAAACAGCCAAATTCATATGGATCTTCATCAAAAAGAATTACACCTGAAGCATGACTTGATCTTTTATTAATCAAGCCTTCAATTGCCATTGCAATATCTAAAAGACCTGGATACTGATTTATTTCTGTAATAAATGGAGTAATCGGTTTTCTATCTTTATCCTTATTCCCATATACGACATCTTTAAGCGGCCAAAGAAAACCTCTTTCGCTTGGAATTAAAGATGATAAAAACTGAGCTGTATCAACATCAATCCCATCCGGGAAATCTTCAGAGCGATAACCGCGGCAAGCTGTTAATACCGCTGACTTAGTTCCTTCTGTGCCAAAAGTAGCAATAAGTGTACAACCAAGATTTTGTCTACTTAATTCATCAATATCTTCATTAAAGTTCTGTCCTCTTTCTTCTTTTATCTTTTGCAGAATTAATGGACGTTTAGATGGACAAAGATCAAGATCAATATCACCTAATTCAACTCGTTCTTTATTAAGATATCTCCAAAATGGAAGATCCCACTTGATTGGATCCAACTGAGTTATACCTAAAAGATAATGATTTAAACCTGAACAAGATGAACCTCTTCCCGCACCAACTGTACTACCACACTCCCAAAAGAGATCAACATAATGCTGAAGAGTGATAGGATAACGAAACATATTAGTTTCAAGTTTTTCACTAATGGTTTTTTTAATATCCGCTTCTTCTTCAAGTCTTGAAAGATATTCGTCATTTAATAAACCTTTTTCTTCGAGTTTACTAACACATTGATTTACCCAATATCTTTCATATTTATCAGTTGACCATAACATACTTGTTAATACAGGATACTTATCGTCACCTGCACGGTTGCCGCGTCTATATTCAGTTACTTCTACTTTTGGAATAGTTTGCTTATGTGCAATACTATAATTTTCAATTTTATTATAAATTTCATATGAATTATTTATTAATTCATCATAATTTAATTCAGATGGCGCAATATTTTTTTTAATATCATTCTCATCTTGAAGATATGCATATTCATAGAAGGCATCAACCTCACGTTCTCCACCTTTTGAATTAAGATACGCTTTATGAACATATCTATCTTCTTTTTTAAGATAATGAGCATCTGATCCAAGAACCATTTTACATTTAAATGCGGCGGCCACAGATTTAAGACGTTTATTAACTGCAATCTGTTCAGCGGACTGGCCTGGAGCACATTCAATATAAAAATCGTTTCCAAACAATTTTTGACACCATAAAATAAATCTCACAATATCATTATGCGCTTCAGCGATCCCCGCAGCATCTTCATGTTTTTCAGCTTTAATTAAATTTAAAACTTGAGAAGATACTTCTCCGCCAATACATGCGGTTGTTGCTATTAAACTATTAGGATATTTATTTACAATTTCTTCAAGATCATCGTATGTCGTTGGAACTCGCTCCAAACCTCTATCCCAATAACTGTTCATCCATGCTCTTGAAGATAATTCTCTTAATGCTCTAAAACCTATTTTATTTTTTGCAATTAAAATAAAATGGTAATATTTTTGTCCCATTTCTCTATTAGGAGTTAAATATATTTCATTACCTAACGCAATTTTAAAATCTGGATGTTCTTTTATAATATCTTGAGCATAAAAATTTGCCTGCGGCGCCCCTGATAAACATTCATGATCTGTTAAAGCAATACCACATAATCCTATTTCTATTGCTCTATCAATGAGTGCTGGAATTTTATTAATGCAATCTAATAATCGTATATTCGAGAACTCTGAATGAGAGTGGACCTCAAACCTATTTGCCATCACTCTACCTCTTTCATTTATATTATTATATTTATATTTTAACATAAAATAATAAAAAAGTCAAGCAGAATAACTGCTTGACTCGGTTTAAAATAAATATTTAAAATACGTAGCCCATTGGAGTGTACCTCCTAATATATATTTGCGTGCTTTGTTAATATTACATTATTGTAAATTTACCTGCACATTGGACCGTACCTCTCTTTCATAATATTTATTTCTCTTTACAATTATATTATAACAAAAATTTTTTTATTTGTCAAATTCTTCATATATTTTTAATCTAATTGGATCATTAAATACCCAATATTGTGATTCTTCTTTTAATGGTTCTTTAATAAAATCATAATGACGAAACATAAAATTACCAATATCTTTCATAATACCATCATTAATTAATACTAAACAAGGTTGACCAATTATTTCATTAAAATTTTCAATTTCTAATACAGAAAAAATTTTAATTAAATCATTAACAGAAAATGTTAAAAAAGCAAGCCCTTCTGTTGATTCTATTTCTAATTTTAAAACTATTTTATCTGTGTCTATATCTTTAATTAAATTAGCTCGTTTTATTTTCGCATTAAATATGCCTGTAGTCATATTATTACCTCACTAATACTAATTTTTCACTGGCTCTCGTGCATGCAGTATATAACCATTTAATATGTTCTTCTTTATTAAAAGGAAAGTTTTCTTCTAATACTACAATATTATTCCATTCTGATCCTTGTGCTTTATGCACTGTAATTGCATATGCATATGTAAATTCTTTAGGAACAATATCTCCATATTTAGGTCGAAGTTTTCCTAATCTATACGAAAGTTTCCAGTCGCAGCATTTTTCACCAGTAAGAATCATTTTTAAATCCATATCTGTCATGGGGTAAGTATCATTTGTATCAGTGATATGCAAGTCTCCCATTAAAACATCAAACTTTTGAATTTTACTTTGTGCAATCTTTGGAATATTTACCCAAGTTTGAAAACTATTTTCAAGAATTCCAATTGTACCATTAATAAGCGGATCTCCTTTCATACTAAAATCTTCCCAATAATTTCTAAGACAAATCATTTTATCTCCATCTTGTGGAGCACCCGTTCTTCCCTGCAAACTACGCATTTGATTATTTATCATTTGGCGTTTAGCATTAGTAGCGGTTAATATTTGATCTCCCCATTGTAATACACCAGTGTTTAAATTTGTGTATGGAATAATCTTAACTTCTGTTCCATTATAATAATCAATTGGTTCGTTATTTCTAATTTTCATTGTAAGACGAATAATTTCCGATTCCTGCGCTTGCCGCATAATTTCATCCAAAAAAATGTGAGGATGATCTAATAAATGATTATCTTCATCCTTATCTATTGGCGGCAATTGGCCAGGGTCTCCTAAACAAATTACATAAACATTATGAGTGAATAATAGATCCATAAGAGTTTTAGGAGCCATACTTACTTCATCAACTACAATAATTTTATAACCCAAAAATCGTTTAGGTTTTCTTATAAAGCTTCCATCTGGCAGTGGAATAGACTCATATAATAATTTATGTAAAGTACAAGCATTTTTGTTGCCTTTTTTTCGCAACACTTCTGCGGCCTTGCCTGTAAAGGCACAATAACACACATAATCCTCATCTATTTTAAGAGCCTCGATAATAAAGCGAACTAACGTTGATTTTCCACTTCCTGCATAACCACTAATAATGGTATATTTTTCTTTAGCTTGGTAGCGGGCAACCGCAATTTTTAACCCTTCCTCTTGCTTTTTGGTTAATATCATTATAATACACCTCTATGTTTTTTCTATATATATTATACTAAAAATTATAAAAAAAGTCAAAAAAGAGAAATGTAGTCATATTTTTTAACTACATTTCTCATTATTAAAAGAAATATTTAGATGAATCTATAATTTCATAATTTTCCATCAACAATTGCGGATATATGCGCCCATTCCAGTCATTAGCATTACATTTACAAACTGCATTTAATTCTAAATAACCAGTAGTTGTAAATTTCGCAATTTCTTCTTCTGTGCTATTAAATTTAATAATAGATAAGCCATTAGGTAAATTAAATTTTAAAGTATTATTTTTCATAATTTGGAAATTTGAATTTGTAATTTTAAAATTTATATTAATATAAGCTCTGTCAATATCTTGGCCCCAATAATCATTCATATTAGCAATATCTAAAATAATTTGATTATTATTATCAATTTCTTTAAAATCATAATCCACTCTATAAATTGGTTCAACAGATACATCTTCAAGGATTTGATCTATATGGCATAAAAAATCATTGATATGATTTGCTTCAATGCCAACACCTGCAGCATTATCATGTCCTTCTACATAAATAATGCCAGGGCACTGCTCAAGAATCTATTTAAAACTATCAATACCAGTTTTAGTATATCCACGCATAGATCCTTCAAAGGTTTCAATCCCGTTCCTATTAGTTCTAGTTAATAAACAACAGGGTCTTTGATATTTTGCCATAAATTTATTTGCAATTAAACCTCTGATTTCAGAGTCAATCTAGCCAGGTTCTAATAAAAATAATAATATTTTATGATTTAACATATGATTTGTTTCAATCATTTTTTCTAACATAGCTAACCCAGCATCTTCTGCTCTTGTTTGTCTATTTTTAACATTTGTGACTGTTCTAATTGCCTGTAAAATTAGTTTTTCTGTTTCGCCTAATTTATGTCCACGTTTGTTTGAAAAAACTTCTTCAAAAGCCCTATGATTTAACATAGCATTAAAAAGTAATTCTTTCTATTGCTGAGTTCCGCTTCGTGTTATAGCATTGACAAAAGGAACAATAAAGAATGCGGCGCCGATAGAAGTACAAGCCATATTTGGATCAGAAGATATATAATCTGCTTTTGATAATGGAAAAGAGTTTTTATCAAGCATATAGTCAATAAAAGGATTTTTAATATTTTCTTTTTTGAAACCTTTTGTTATAAGGTAGCGTGTTTCAAAAGAACGTAAAGACATCATATCACCGCAATTTCCAAGTGCTACTAAATCAAGAAAATCATTTGCATAATTAACATTCAATATTTGATCTATATATCTACAAAATTGCCAAACTACACCAACTCCAGATAATTCTTTATTTGGATAATTTGATAATTGATTATTAATAACGATAGCATATGGGCTTATTTTTTCTGCAAGGTGATGATCTAAAACTAATGTCGTAATGCCTTTATAAAATAATTGTTCATGATATTCATAATCATTACTACTAGAATCTGGACAAATAACGAGAGAATATTGTTTTGAGGTAATGATATTTCCTTGAATAATTGCATCATAACAATCTGATAATCCATGCTGTTTTCCGTCATGCATAATCCAATCTAAATGTCCTGCAACCCAAGTAGGAAATAATTTATATAAATAATTAATTAAAAGTGCGGCAGATGTATATCCATCACAATCGCAATCTACTATAATTAAGGCATTTTGATTATCATGAATAGCATATAAAATTAATTTTAAACCATTTTTTAAATTCTATTCTCCTAATGATAATGGTGAATTTATATCCTAATCAGATAAATTAAGATAGTGTAAAATGTCTTTTTCTGCAATTCCCCTATTATATAATATTTGTTGAATTGTTGAGAAGTTTTTATTTGGTTGATTTATTAATTCATACTTCACATTAATTTAACCTCCCCAAATGGTAACCAATCTGCAATAGCAACATGACAATTAAATAACTTTTTTGGACATCGTTCTAAATTTGTTGTTGTTTGATACAAAGATCTTGATTCTTTTTGTAAAAGATGTAAAGTGTCTTCATTCATAAAAACAATAGGGTATGCATAATTAATTTTGGTATCAATCTGTAGCATCCATTCTGTATTATGTATAATATATTCATCTATACTTTGCTTTATTTTTTCAATATCTATTTTTATAACATTCATTAGCTTTTTTCTCCTTTAAAAATTTCTATTTCTTATTAAATTATAACAAAAAAAGAAAGAATTGTCAAGTCAATTCTTTCTTTATTCGAGAATGATTCTATTTTTAAATAAATATAAAAATTTATCTTTACCTTCATCTATAGGACTAGATTTATATTGTAAAAGTTCTGCTTTATCAAACATATATGAAATATTTACATAATTACCATATTTATTATATAAGGCTTTTAATTTAATAATCCATTTTTGCCACTCTTCATCGCCTATTTTTTGAAACTGTTTATCAAGAGCAATAATGATTTCTTTTACACCAAGAGATAATAATAATTTAACTTGATAATTAATTAAATTGCTGCCGCAACACGCTACACTAATATCAGACTCTTCTCCAAAATAAGATGCGTATTTAAGAGTTGATTTTTCGCCCTCAAATACTATTGCTTTTTTAAATGTGGCAATGGCTTTTTTGCTATTATTAAGATTATATAAATTAAAACCAAGAGGGTGATTAAAAAGTTTTCCATTTAAATATGCAGGACGATATTTTCCATTAATCTCATTTTCTTTAATTAATGTTCTTTCTCTGATACCAATTAAATTACCATTTATATCATAATGAGGAATTACAATGCCTTCATTAATAGGATCATAACAAATGCCTCTTGATTCCATAATATCAAATGTAATATCTTCTTGCTCCCATGGAATAATATGCGGATGAGGCAAATACCTTAATATTTTATTATCATATGTCTTTAATTCAACGATTTGTGGTTGAACTACTTTTTCTTTATTTCTTTTGAAATTATTAATAATTTTCCAATCTTCACTTGTATCTTGATTATCTTCAAAATCAAAAGTTTCAGAAGTATGTCCAAAATATCTTGCTACAAATGCAATAGCGCGAGACAATGAAAAATTTTGAATACCAGCAGTTTTATTTACTCTTAAAACCAAATCATATATATCAAATGACGCATCTCCACATCCGGTATAGCAATGAAATAAATGTGTATTGGGATAATAATAAAGTTTATGACTATCTCCGCCATGACAGATTGTGCGGGCGGTGAATATCCCATTACCCATAATTGGTTCGCCGCCTAATTCACTTACAAGATCAAATACTTCCTCTATTGTTAAATTTTCTTTAAGTGTGTCTTTATCATATTTAAAAGACATTTTATATTCCTTTATATTTTTCAAGATAGGCTTGCAAACAACCATCTTTTGGAAGTATTACAACAGTTTTATTAACTGAAGATTTTGTTATAATATCTCCAATCCATTTATCCCAATTTGTTTCAATTAAAGTAATAAAATCAGTATTATTTCCTCTTTCGATATACCTATCTTTATAAATAGAAACATCAGTAAAAGGAGGGACTACAACAGTGTATCTTACTTCCATTTGTTCAAATTGTTCTAATAACTGAGGATGAGTAGATACCATAACATTATATCCATTATCACTCATATGTTTTGCTACTTTTGCATAACGAATCCAATCTTTTTCAAATGGGGTACTTTCTAAATCTATCCAATTAGAAAATTTTGCTAAGGTAGATTTTCCAACTCCAGGGAAACCACAAATAATCATATTTTCTCCTTTAGTTTTTATTAGCGGTTTACTCTTATTAAGTTAACTTTTGGAGGATACAAGATTCGAACTTGTCCACCGCAAGGCTCCATTTTCCATCCCCCAAAGTATCCAGCTTAACAGAGTTTATATATTAAAATGCACTTGCTTCAATTTTAGGTGTAACTTTAATTTTTAAATCTTCAATACTAATTAATTCATAATTATAATTAGTTACAAAAATTGGATCAATTCTACAAATACCACGATTTGATTTACACCAAAGAAGTATATCTTTATAACGACCGCGCCTATTTTTATAAACAGAAATTTTTATATCAGGCATTTCGACACCCATTGAATGAATAATATTTTTTAAAGCTTCTCTATCATCTTGACTAGTTTGAAGCATAATCATACCACAATCAATCTTATCAGCAATTGCCTTCGCACCTCTCAATAGATTTTGATCATACTGTTGAGCAGATACATAATCTGCGTTAAGCTGGGTGGCAGACATTATAAATACTCCATATTGATTACAAAGATCTTTTAACCGAACGCTAATCATAAAAAGGATATTATCTTCTCGTAACCCTTTAACTCCAGCTTTTGAACTAATTTCACTAAGTATTTTCATACTTGAATGAATATAATCCATAAAAATATAACGAGTATCATATTGACGGATTCCAAATTTAATTGTATTTTCAATATCTTGTAATGAAAAATCTGGAAGTTTTTTGATATACAAAGGACTTTTTGAAAGAATTGCGGCGGCCTCGTTTACTCGCTCCCACTCACCTTCGGTATATGTATTTTCAAGGATGTGATCTTCATTCACGCCAGACAAGAAAGCAATCATCATAGTTTGAATTTCATCTTCTTCTTGTTCTGTTGTTATAAACTGAGTGGGTTCACGAGTACCATTATCTTCCCATTGTTTAGTTTCAAGATTATAAATTTTATTACAAGCAATAGAACAGGCATCTGCAATCATAGAACGCGTTTTTCCGACGCCAGTAGCGGCAGACCGCAAATAAAACTTTTTCAGTCGTGCTCCACGATGAATTGCATTAACTAATTTACCATATAACGGATAACCAATTTCTGGTGTATTTTTTAATCTTTCGAGTAAGGCTAATGCACCATCTCCCGCTTGAATAACTCCATCTTCTGAATTATCAACATATTTAGCTTTAATTTCATCTATTTTATCATTAATAGTATTAGCAATTTCATTAATTGAAGTATTGTCAAACCATGTTTCTTGTGCTTCTTTCTTTTTTAAATCTAATATGTTATCTGGATCATATAACCATGATAAATCCATACCAGCACTATTATTATACATTCGTAAAAGTGTCATTTTCTTCATACGATTATAATAATAATCAAAAGCCGCAAGCTGGCACATTTCTTTTATATTTTCTAAATATTCAGATCCTTTATTGACTTTATAAATCGCATATTTTTTAGGACGTTGTTCCAAATATTTTTCAATATCTTCAATTGAAATTTGTTTTGCTCCAAGTTGATGAAGATTATAAATTGAACCAAATAAAATTCTATGAAATTCTTGTACAAAATCTTCTTCATGAAATTTATATTTTTCCTCTAAATCTAATAAAGAAGGATTAATAAATACGTCTCCAATTACTTGCATACAAGCTGATACATCATAGTATTTTGAACTCATTTCTTATCTTCCTCTTCTTCTAACCACATATGTGGCGGCCGCGCATAAGCCCTTGGTGATTCAATATTTATGACTCTTTCTTTTGGTAAAATAAAATTTGAAATATCTTTTTCACTGTTAATTAATTGCGCTTGATATAATGCATAATAATAATTTAATGCTTGATTATAAATATAAGGAATAATACCAATGCTCCCATTGCTTTTGTCAAGTGAATTACCTTCTTTTTCATAATACCATTTAAGAGTCTTTAACATTCCACTATATGTATAATTATTTTCTTTTACATATCTTTCAGCTAATTTTTTAGTTAATATATAATTATACTCTTCTCCAAATAATTTTTGTACATAATTATAAAAAGCTTCTATATCTTTTTCTTCTTGAGACATATTAGCTAAATGATCTTCCCAACATTTTAAGTGAGCATATCTACGTGCGGAGACTTGTTTTGTTGGTTCAATATCTCTATCAAATTGCTCGCCGCAATATAAACATTTTACTTTGTGAGCCATTAGACAATAATCCCCTTTTTAATATTTCTATTTATATTATAACAAAAAAAATAAGAGTTGTCAAATTGACAACCCTTATATTATTTTAAATTAAATTTATTCAGGCTTTTCTTTTGAAAGCAATACAAGATCATCATAAATAAGAGAAAGTGCTTCTGTTTGTTCTCTTGAACACTGACTCATCTTTTGACCCCTACCAAGGTATCTATCTGTGATTTGAATAATACGAGGCTGATAAAATTCTTTAAATAATTCTTCTGTATTATTATCAATCATATCTTTAATTAATTTATTACAATTTTTCATAAGAGCGTCAAAATCAAGATCTTTAGTAGTATCTTCATAGGCATTCTTGCGGCTGTCAGTAAAATACTGCTGTCCATCTTCTTCAGCTTGCTTATCTATTGCTGTTGAAATAGCATTAACAAGATTTTCATATGAAAAATCAATAAAATCTGGAGTATATTTAAATCTTGAACCAGCTTCATATCTTGGGGTTCCGCGCATAAACAATTTTGTAGTGACGTTTCCGTCTTTGTCTGTTACTGCACGAGAATATCCAACAATATCGCACATTCTTGCACAAATATTATTAGCTCTTTTATCAAGAGTAGGAACAATTTTATTAAACTGATTTCCAGCTTCATCTGTAAAGGTCTTATCAGTTTCATGTGAAATAATAACAAGACCATAATCCATTTGAACAATAGAACGCAATGCTGTATCAAATTCTTTTTCAACCATTCCATATCCTTTACCAAAAGGAATATCTGAAATAGAATCGACACCATATCCGCCATCTGACCTTACCGCATTATCACAAATATATTTTGTACAATAATCATAAGCAATATCTGCGGTATCTACAATAATGGTTTCATACATTTCTTTTGCGCGGGGATCTTTTAACTGACGAAGAACTTTTTTAAATTCTGCCCATGAATTAATTGGCTGTGGGCGAATGCCCGCTAAAGCATTGTAGCCTTTTTCAAAAGCAAGCAAAAGTGCATTGGGAAACTTTGATGCAATTGTGGTTTTACCAGTTTTCCAACCACCATAGAAAAATACTGAATAACCGCGGAGATCGCGACTTACCTGGTGGGGTTGGATACTAAAAATATCAATATCTGCCATAATTAAATATCCTTTCTTAGAAGAAAGGGAGGAAAAAAGTTCCTCCCATTAATTAAAATACAAATCCACCTTCGGGAACTGCGGTCTGAGCGGCCTTCGTTGCGGCGGCTGCATTAAAGTTTACTCCACCAGCCGCAGCCTTATTTGCCTGACGCTCATTAAATCTCTTTTCAACCTCTGCAAGCATAACCTGACGATCCTGTGTCATCTTATTAACATCTGCAACGGTTAAAACTTCTTCATCACCAAAATCATAAGGTACTTTTGCTGTACCAGTAATAACATATTCACGGCTCTTTCTCTCATACGTCTGAACTGCCGCTTCACCAAATGCAGACTCTTCAGTTCTTTCTGTTTTAATTGTCATGCAATTAATACGTCCCCAAACCTTAGTGAAAACAGGCTTAGAAGGAGTTGCATCAAGATTTTCAAAGTAACTCATACCCATTTCATTACGAACCGTAAAAGATACTGGAAAAAGAGTTGGGCCAAAGCCAAAAATTGCACCACTAACAGTTACAAAATCTTCTGCAATATTTCTTTCGGGATTAGCATCTACATGCGTTACTTTTGTAATAAGCATATCAGTTGTAAATGTATTTCTTTCATTCTCTGGTCCAAGCTCATTTACAATAGAGCAAAAACCATTTTCATTTCTCATTGCGGCAACCTTAGAACCATCTGCTGCAATAAAATCATTAATTGCAATTGCGGTTCCAGTACACTGAACCTTAAAAGCATTTTCTTTGCCGCCATTAATCCATGTTCTATCAGGATTGTCAATAATTCTTTTAAGTGCTGTATAAGTATTATTTGTCTGTCCGCTTCTATATGTTTCTGTTACATAAGTATAATGAATTGTAACAATATTCAATCCAGCTTCATCAACTGCAATATCAAGATCGCCTGCAATATACTTAGTTCCAGGATTTTTAGAATTTTCTCCAGACACTCTTTCAGAAAGCTGATTAAAATTACTACCTGTGCTATAAACGTATCCTTCAATCTTTTCTGTGTTAATAAATCTTGCGTTATTCTTCATAAAATATAAATTCTCCTTTTTTTGTTAATCAACTTTTGTACTTTTATAGTATAACAAAAATTTTTTTAATTGTCAATCTTATATGTCTTTCCCATGTCAGTAAGAGAATACTGAACGGGATCTTTCCCAACTTTTTCAACATAACCGTCGTTAACCAATTTGCGCATGGAGCCAGCAATGGAACGACCGCTAGTAAAAAGAGCTTCTGCTGCCTCATTAGATGTAAAAATATTAGACATTTTATCTATATTTTCTTGCATCCATGAAAGAAGCTTTTTTCCATTCTCTGTCATAGCACCAGAATTTTTTACTTTATTATTTTTAAAATCTTCCCAAAAAACTTTAGCTAATTGAAATCTTTCATCATCTTCTTCTGTATAAAAACGTAAATCACTATCTTTAAAAATATAATCAATAAATTCAATAAAAGCTTCTTTTTTAGTCATTAGTATTTTCCCTTTTCGTTTATAATATAATTTTATTTTGTAATTATATTATAACATTTTATTTTTAATTTTTCAATTAAAAAGGAATATTTTCATCATCAAAAATAAAATATTGAGCATAAGGAAGTGACCTTGCCCATTTGATAAAATTATCTTTAGTTGGATCGTCCATCCCTGACCACTCATTTAATTTATGATTGCGGCGTTGCAGACAAATAGAGCGAATAACCTCGTAATTTGCTGTCCAGGTTCTCGTTTGAAGCCAGCTTTCAGGCAGCCACCGCACAAGCTCTTTCCAATACTTCTTATCTTTTGTTTCCACATATTTTTGACGTAAAAACTCAAGCTGTTCAATAAGTAAATCAGATAACATTCCAATGTCATTTGATGCGGGTCCGCCTTGTGCAGGAGATAATGAATAATATACTAAATCAGAATTAAGATCATCTATTTCAAAACAATCAAGAGTAATTGGTTTGCTTGTTAATTTATGCATTGTAGAGGTACTATTTGCAACTGTCCCTATTTTGTATGTGTCCATCTATTTCCACCAAAACAATGGAGCTGTAATATCAACAGAAACAAAAATTTGACGTAAGAACTTGCGATGTTCAGGTCCTGCTTTAATTAAACTTTGTGCAAGTTTCATATCATTTGGACCAATCATAATAAATTCAGAATAATCTTCATCTGAATTTAAATTAACTTTACTATTATCAAGCAATTTATTTATATATTCATCAGACAACTTACAACCTTCATCAGAAAATTCTTCTGGCCAGTTTAATTCTGGATGAGTTGCTGTAATCCATTTATCAGCAATCAATGAATATCCATCATAATCATCCATATTAGCAATTTTAAATTCACTATCACTTTTATTCCAACTATTTTTAGGATTTCTCATACCGCGTAAAGCATGCTCAAATCCCCACACTGATGTATTTTCAAATTTCATAATTGTTCTCCTGTGTTTGCAGTAATTGTATTACTTGTAACAGCATTATTACTTGTTAAAGTTATATGATCACTCGCACAAGTAGTAATATATGGAGTCCAGTTTGGAGAAGTGTAAGTATAAGTTTTGTTATTTTGTGTGTATCCTTCCCAATAGGCACTATCTAACAGCTCTTTCAATTCTTTTTCGGTTAATTCAATTTTATGATTTTTATTTAATGTAAAAATTTTAATCATCATTATTATTTATTCCCCTTTGTTATATTATATCCAAAAGTATTACTTTGATACATTTCTATCCAAAAACTTTCTTTTTCATTTAATAATTCTTTTGGACACTATTCTAATAATTCAAAAGTAAAATTCCAGACACCATCTTTTTGCATGGCATTATATAATTTATTTGTTGCGGAGGCTTCAATGCCCAACCCGCATTTACAATGTTGTTTCCAACGATCGCTTATATTTACACTTTGACCAATATAGCACTGTTCCGTAAGAGTATCTGTAATTTTATAAATACCGCAAACAATATTTTTACCAAGAACTCTATCACATAATTCTGTCATTTGTTTTTGAAAATATTGTGTCCATATAAGTTTACTTAAAATAACGGGCTTGTGTAAAGATGGTTTTAAATTTTCTAATATCATTACGTCATCTAAATCTGTTTTATTAATTGATAATTTATAAAAATCTAATTTTTCTTTTTTCTATTGTTCGCGGAGACGGGCTTGAACGCCAGCAGCCAATGAAGCTTTTAATGTATCAATTTCAGTTTGTATCTATTCTTTTTTTTGTAATGCTACATTACGAGTATTTTGAATATCATTGTTAATATCTGAAATTTGTTTTTGAGCCTATTCATATAACGCATTGACAGTTTTATCAGCTAATTGCTGTTGACTTTCTACATATTTTTCAATTTCTTTTTTACGATATTCTTGCCACTATAGTAAATCTCGATTAAGTTCTTCTTTTTTATTAATTTCTGAATTAATTAAATTATTTCTATCTATTTGTAAATTATGAACTTCTTTTTCTAATTTCTATTTATACTATTCTTGTTCATTATTTTTAATAATTTTAATTTGATTGGCTTTATAAAAAAGCACAAGACCAATTAATAAAAAAATAAAACCAATAATTAATAAAATCATAATATAAGAAAAAGAGATTAGATCTTAATTGCAAGATCTAATCTCTATAAGATCATCTTTATATTAATTAATCCTGATCGGGATCAAATTCACGACCAGCATCGGTAAGCTGAATAAATTTAATTGCCTTATGAAGACCAGTCTCAGGATCCTCAATCTCCGCAGGAACACGAACCATCAGAGGAACCTCATTCTTGTCAGCATCCTTATGACGCTGAAACGCGGAAGTAACGATACCATTAACAGAACGAACAGAAAGTCCAGTTGCGTCCGCAATATCCTGCGCTGTGAAATTCTCATGGTCATGTGCCTTTACATAATCAAAAACTACTCTACTATTTTCCTTCAACATAATTTTGTTTCTCCTTTTATTAATAAATATTTTAATTATTTTTAAGATGAATTATTTTTATCATCATATTTTTATTATATCAAAAATTTTTTATAAAATCAAGAAAAATATTAAACTAAGTAAAAATATTTTTCTTTAAAAATATTTTTTATTTATTCATCTTTTACTATTATATTATAGTAAAAATTTTTTTAATTTTCAATATATTGCTTAATAAAGTCTGCTTCTGTAATAATCGGTATGCCGCGTGTTTTTGCAGCTTTATTTTTTGCTGATGTACTATTTATATCATTATTAATAAGTATATCAGTATTGCCAGAAATTGAGTCAGATACGCGGCCACCGCGCATTTCAATAGCTGTTTTTAATTCAGCTCTATTTTTAAAATTTGTAAGTTTTCCTGTAATAACAATAGTTTTTCCTGTAAGATTATTATTAATTTTACTGTTGTTTTCAATAGCGTTCTCAAAAATTAAAAGTTTAGAAATTCTATCGGCTTCGGTATAATCAAAATTTTTGATACTATTATTCATTTCTTCTCCAAAATTATTTAAAATGGAGAAATTATATGTATTATCAATTATTGCATTACGGAAATCTTCATATGTTTCAAAATAATTAATTAAATCTTTTGCGACAGCCCGTCCTATAAGAGGAATCCCAATTGCAGATATAAATGCATCTAAAGTAGTATGTTTTGAATCTTCAATAGATTGAAGCATCTTATCTACTGACTTTATTCCAAAACCAGGTTTTTTAATCCATTCATTTCTAAAATTAGATAATGAAAATACTTCTTCTATGTTTCTAAGCCATCCCCAATCAATAAGTTTTTCAAAGGTGGCTTTAGAAATTCCTTTTATATCTAATCCTTTTTTACCACAAAAATGGTCAAGACGATTTATTAATTTACCCTCACAATGTGGATTAGAACAATATGCATTTATAACCCCATCAAGACTGGTTATATAATCTACCTCGCCGCCGCATATAGGACATCTTTCAATAATGTCATGTGCTGGTGCACCACCATTAGCAATTACATAATCATAATCATATTTTGGTCCAGCTTCTGCAATTTGAGGAATAATTTGATTTGCTTTATAAATTTCAAGTGGCTCTCCAAAATAAGCACAATTACCGAGAGTTTCTCTCATAACACTAACATTATGAAGGGATGCTCTTTCTACTGTTGAACCATCAATATCAATAGGATCAAATACTGCTACTGGAGTCAGTATCCCAGTTCTTCCCATTGTCCAATCAATATATTTTAAACGAGTTGAATATGTTTCATCATAGAATTTATATGCTTTTGCTCCATTAAAATGATGAGCGGTTGCCCCCAAACTATTATAATATTTTTGATCTTCAAATCTAAAAACATATCCATCTATTGGATAGAACTTATGTTCTTCCATATTATCTAAAATTTCAATAGCATTTTCAATTGTATCAATATCACTAACGCGTGGTACAGTTGTAAAACCAAGTAGATCTAATTGATTTAATCGTTGTGTAAATATATTGATATTATTATATCCTTGAATTAAATCCCAAGCAACAAAACTAAGATTACGATTGGCACATTCTTTAGCATCTAATAATCTAATACTACCAGCCGCAAAATTACGAGGATTTTTATATTCATCTTTAAATTGATGAAAAACATTTAAAGGACATATAATTTCTCCATCAATGACTAATTGTTCTTCTGATGTATTAATAAATTGAGGAATATTATTAATTACATGAGCATTATGAGTAATATCTTCTCCAATATCGCCATTTCCTCTTGTTTCAGCTCGTTCTAATTTGCCATTAATATAAATAAGTGAACAAGTTAAACCGTCCATTTTAAACATTGCCATCCACTTATTTCCTAAAACAAAATCTTCTATATCAGCAGCATTTTTTGTTTTATCAAGAGATAACATAGGATGATTATGTTTTACTTTTTTTAATGCAGAAATTTTTTCAAAATATATATTTTGAGTTGGTGAATCTGGATAAATAATACCAGTATTTTCTTCAAATTGTTTTAATTGAAAATATAATTCATCCCACTCTTTATCAGACATAACAGGATGACCTTCATCATATGCTTTAGTAGCATTATTTAATTGTTTAATTAATTGTAATATTTTAAATTTTTCGTCCATGTTTAGTAATTTTTTTATCATTTTTATTAATAATAGTAACTATAATAATAATACTAATTATTGCTATAATTGCTGATCCCCATAACGGCGCAGTTACCCACCACCAAGACCAATTAATAACATGTGTTAATTTTAATATTAAAAAAATTAAAAAAAGAATCCATGCCCCTCCGCTTCCTGCAGAGCTAGTTTTATGATTATCCATTATTTCACCTCCAAATGATCATAATATATCTTTTTTTATTTTTCTGTATATATTATAATATATTTTTTTATAAAAAACAAATGAGGGGTTTAAAACCCCTCATTATTAAAATTTTACTATGGATGAAATGTTAGATTTTACCATGATATTGCCAAAACTCGTTCGAGTTAATAAAGGTAAATCTGTAGCGGCAATGCATATAGAATTTGGTTGGCCGGTAAGAAGAATTGTATCATTATCTGCAATAGTTGTTGCACCAGCAATTTGTCCATATACTGCACTGGGTTTATAAATTACTAATCCCTTTCCGCCTCTACCTTGAATTGTAAACTCTTTAATAGAAGTTTTTTTACCATATCCTTTTGTAGAAAAAATAGCAATGGTATCATTGTCTGAATGGATTGGGAGTCCTACAACAACCTCATCATTTTCATCTAATTTTATAGTTTTAACACCGGCCGCAACTCTGCCAACAGGATTTACATTTTTACTTTCAAAATGAATAGACATTCCATTTTTTGTAATTACAAGTATATCTTCTTCATTAATAAATTCAACATTAGCAATAGAATCGCCTTCGTTAATTTTAATTGCCGCAATACCCGTACTACGTTTTACTTTTGTATATTCATCAAGAAGCGTTTTCTTCATCAAACCTTGTTTAGTAAAGAATACTACATATTTTGCAGTATTGCTTCTTGCAAGTGAAGTTATAGCAATAACCTCATCGTTTTGATCCATATTAATTAAAGTACTAACATGAGTGCCTTTTGATGCATTTGTACCAACTGGTACTTCATCTACAATAATCTTAAACATTTTACCTTTTTTAGTAAAAAGAAGAAGATTATCAATGGTATTAGTAGAAATGGTAGACATGATTACATCATCTTTTGTCTTAACACCTTTTCCATTTTTTCGTTGTACTTTAAAACTATTTTTGGGTACGCGTTTAATATCTCCAGCTTGAGAAAGGATTACTACACAATCTTCTGGAATAACTTCTTCAATAATTTTATCTTCGGGTTTAATTTCAATATTAGTTAATTCTGTACGGCGGGGATCGCCATATTTTTTAACTAAATCACCGAGCCGAGATTTAAGAATGTCTTTTTGGCGATTATCATCAGCAAGAATATTTTTAAAATCTGCAATTTTATTTTCAAGTTCTTTTGCTTCTTGTTCTAACTCAACTTTTTCAAGTTTTGCAAGAGAAGAAAGTCTCATAGCCAAAATTGCTTTTGCTTGATTTTCTGTAAAATTATATCTCTTTATTAATTTTTCTTTTGCTACAACGGCATTATCAGATATTTTTATTAAATGAATAATATCATCAATAACATTTAATGCCCGCAGTAAACCATTAACAATTTCAAGTCTATCAGCAGCTTTATCTAAATCAAATTTAGTTTCTCTTATTATACAATTAATATTGTGATCAACATAAATTTTAATACAATCTTTAAGGTTTAATTCAGTTGGAACTTTATCGACAAGAGCAACTTGATTATAACTGAATGAACTTTGTAAATTTGTTTTTGCAAAAAGTTTATTTACAATGTTTGCAGGATTGATACCTTTATCACATTCAATGACAATTCTAACACCTTTTTTATTAGATTCATCACGAATGTTATCAATTCCCTCAATTTCTTTTGAATCAGAAACTTCGCCAATTTCAGTCATTAATCCTTCAACAGATGTCCCATAAGGAATTTCTGTAAAAACAATTTTTTGTTTATCAATTTCAAATTTACCACGGATTTTTACACTACCGCGCCCGCTCCGCATAATCGCGGGAATTTCTTTTTGATTAATAATGATTCCACCTGTCGGAAAGTCTGGACCAGGTAACATTGGTTCTTCTCCAGACAAATATTGATTAATTGCGGCAGCAACTTCACCAAGATTATGTGGAGCCCAAGAGCAAGCCATAGCAACGCCAATACCGCTATTTGGATTACAAAGTAAGTTAGGAAAAATACTTGGAAGGGATACTGGCTCTTCTGTTGTTTCATCATAGTTAGGAATGAAATCAACATTATTTTTCTTTGTTCCTTGAAGAAGCCCATCTTCTGCGAGTTTACTTAATCTACATTCAGTATAACGCATATGTGCGGGACCGTCGCCAATAATATTACCATTATTGCCATGAAAATCAATTAACGGATAACGCATAACCCAATTTTGAGAAAGACGAACAAGAGCTCCATAAATTGAGCTATCACCATGTGGATGATACGTACCCATAATATCACCAACAAGTTTTGCTGCCTTTACGTGTGGCTTGTTGGACACACATTTAGTTTTATCTTCTGCACCCCATAAGATTCGTTTTGCAACTGGCTTTAATCCATCTTTGGCATTTGGTATCGCACGGTCTGTATTCACGGCAACCGCATATTCAATAAAATTAGTTCCTAATTCTTTTGTTAAATCATTCTGCATTGTATGTTGCCTCCATGCTATGTTCTTTAATATATCGTTTTCTTGGAATAACCATATCTCCCATTAAATCATTAAACATTTTATTTGCAAGTTCAACATCTTCAACATTAATTTGTTTAATAATTCTATTGTTAGGATCAGTTAAAGTTTCTTCTGTCTCTTCGACATCCATTTCACCAAGGCCCTTCATGCGACCAACTTGGTATTTCTTTCCTTTGTTTTCTTTTTGATATTCAGCTAATGCTTCATCATTTTTAAGATATTTATATCCTTTATTTGCGGCGAGGGTAATTTTGTAAAGTGGTGGCACTCCTGCATATATATAACCCTCTTTAATTAAATCTGGACAAAAGTTCCATATAAATGTATAGAAAAGATTTTTAATATGTGCTCCATCGCATGTTATTCTTATGTTTCCATAAGCACTGACTATCTTTTACTCTCTATTGAGAGGAGACCATTTCGAACTGCGTATCAATAGCAGCCCTACTTCCCCGCCCAGAAGGCAAAGGGAATAGTCGATACAGGTTCAAATATTAATCCATTTCTTTTCTTTCTTTTTATAAATAGGAAGTGTTGAATAACTTCTTCCCCAAAGCATTGCTTGAAATGTTTGATAGGATACTCGATCTTTATAATCTTCGTAAATTTTTTTGGCAGTTTCATTTACATATCTATGTCGAAGTTGAATAACTTCTTCATCTGTAAATTGAGCTGAAGCGCCATTACTGCCTTGTGAATTTTGATAAATATAATATTGTTTATTTGTTTTAGTAAAAACTTCTGGCATAATATGTGACCAAGATCTGCCTTGCCAAAGATTTTGAAAATAACCAAAAGAAATTTTGTTTTCAAATTCTTTATATACATCTTTTTGACGCTCATGATTAGCATAAGCCTGTCTAATCCGAACCACATCTTCTTCTGTTAATTTTGCTTTTGGATTATGACTGCCTATGACATCTGTTAATCCACCTTCATTTTTATTACCAGACTTTGTAGCGTTTAATTTATTTATCCAATATTTTTCTTTATCATTTAATTCATCTATAGAACATACTTCTAATACTTCAAATAAAAAAGCATCTTTTCCTTTATTTGTTATCTAATCATCAAAAGGAATACGTGACTATTTTGATGTTTTATAAATATGTTCTTTAAATCTTCTATCTATATCGTTTGATTGACCAACATAAAAATTTGTTGGATTATTTTTTTCTGTAATTTTATAAATTCCTATCATTTTAATTCTCCTTCGCTGGTTATATTGAAAGAGAATGAATTAATATTTGTTTCCCACGGGATTTCCATGCCATTTGGTTTAGGATTCCCCGTTAGCAAAAATTCTTTTCTCCTTCATATTATATGAAAAATGTACATATCACATAATATAAAGTTGACCAAAAATTTTTACCCGCTTGATTAAGCGAAAAGTCTTTCATACGCCGTGTTACTGACGTCCGCATCAGACATAATAATAATTTTTCCATATCTTACTTGATGATATGTTACTTTTAAAGTTTTAGGATCAATTGACCAGTCACCAGGGCCAAAAAATGCATCACACATAGTCATAATTTCTGCATTCTTTTGAATTTGTGCAAAAGTGGCTTTTTGAGTATTTAAAATTTTACCTCTAACTGGCATAACCGCCTGTGTTTCATTATCACGTGCAAGTTTTAAGTTGCCAGATGCACTATCGCCCTCTGTAATATAAATTTCACATTTACTTCTATCTTTTGAATTACAATCTGCAAGTTTACTATCAAATTTAAGAGCTTTCTGTTTCTTTTTATTTTGCTCTCTTGCTTTATCTCTTGCTTTCTTTGCGGCATCTCGTGCTTTACGTGCGGCTGCCGCCTTTTCAAAAATTGATTTTACTTCTTTTTCATTATTATTAAGCCAAATGTTTAAATTTGTACTTAATACAGAAGTAAACGGTGTCATATCTATTTTTGTAATTCTACTTTTAACTTGTGCATCGTATCCAACATTAGGAGCGGTTATATTAAATACTACATACATTCCCTCTTGGATATCATCACCTGTTAAATTTTCATCCTTATCTTTCAACCATTTCTTTTCTTTAAAGAATTTATTAAATTCTCTTGTAATAATTGTCTTAATTTGAGTAATATGAGGTCCAGATTCAGTTAAGCCAGTATTAACATAAGGAACAATAGTTGAAGAGTAATTTCCAGCATAGGTAAGGACCATATCAAGTTTATTCTTACCTTCTGAAAAATTCATTAAAAAACGATTATTAATAAGTTCTGTATCTTTTACAGCTTCATCAACAAGATCATTAATACCTTTTTCCGAATAATATTGAACAGGATTTGTCCCATTTACATCTAAATTAATAGTTAATCCAGGACAAAGACAAACAATAGTTTTAAATAAATCTCTTATTTTACTAAGTTCTACTTCTGTGTGAGTAAAAAATTCTTCTGATGGCTGCCATTCTACAACAGTGCCATTAGGAAAGCCTACAGTTTTAAAACTATCACGTCTATTAAAAACACCCTCTACAAAACAACAATGTTCTGCTTCCCCATCTCTGTAAGTATATACATCTAACCGATGTGATAAAAACGTTGTTATTTTACTACCAATACCAAAAGAACCTAATGAGGTTCCTTCATAGGTCCCGTCTTCACGATATTTTCCAGAGGTATTTAATACACTAAATGCTGCTTCAAGAATGGTTTTTCCATCTTCTCTGAAGCTATTGGGAATAAAACCCTGTCCATAGTCTTGGACTCTAATTTTATCTCCATCAATAATTACGTCAATTTCATTTCCGTGACCAAGACGATACTCATCGACAGCATTTGAAATAATTTCAACCAATAACTGAGTTGAATAAGTACAATCACCTGCATATACTTGCGGTCGCAGCCTAGTAAATTCAAGGGGCGAGAGGCTTTCAATGCTATCCTCTGTATACAAATGTTTATCAATCATTTATTTTACCTCTTTGTTTTATTATATAATATATTATAACATAATTTTTTAAATTTGACAAGTTTTTTCAGAAAGGCTTATGTTAATATGATTTTTTAATATAAGATTTGTAAATTTTGGCACATCTGCCGCAGCAAGAGCATCAGCTAATTCGTTTCCTATATTACCTTTATGTCCCTCAACTTTAATTATATAAATTTGATTTATGAAAAAATTTATATTATAATATTTGTATAAAGATAAAATAATATCTAAATTTTTAACAGTTTGATTTTTATTATTTTTCCAATTGTTTTTGCTCCATGAATAAATCCAAGAGGTGAGAATATTTATACAATATGCTGAATCAGAATATATAGTTGCTTGTTGATTTTTATATTTTGTATTTAATAATTCAAATGTTTTTAAAAATGCTTTTAATTCCATTTGATTATTAGTTACATTATCGAACTGTTCTTGATACGCATCAATTAAATTATAAGATTCATCAAAAATCACAATGCCAAAACCGCCTTGTGAATTTTTCTTCCCATTTCCGCGGCAAGAACCATCTATATAAATATATAACATACAAAAAACTCCTTAATTATTTTATTATATATTATATCATAAATTCTTATATTTTTCAATATAAACAAAAAAACAGGTGGTTAACGACTTTAGTCGTTAATCCACCTGTTAAAAT